AAGTTAGAGTCACAAAGGGTTGATTATTCTGTAACAAATCCTAATAGAGTTATGCACGTTGTCGGTGTATATTCTATAAACTCAATGAGTCTTTATGTGGATGGAGTGCTTGTAGCTTTAAAGCCAGTGCCTCTTAAATTTACAAATACAAGCGTGTCTCTAATGTCTGGACCAGCAGAACCTGGAGAGTATTTTTTAATTGACAGTCCAGCAGTTTACAGATACGCATTATCAGGTACATCAATAGCCTCACATTATAATCATTTGTTTTTAAATAATGATGAACAAATTTCTGTTCCAGATTTTGGCAAATTGCTTATAGGGTCAAATAAGTATCATACAGCAGAAACAGTATACTATTATCCAGAGCAAGAAAGCTGGAAGTCTTTGGTGTACGATAACGACAACCTATCTTATGATGAAAAAAATAATAGTATGTATTTAAATTCTGGAACATACGGAGAAATAGTAGAAGATGTAGTACTGAATATAACAAAAGATTATATATCTTCAAAGATTGACTGGGTGGCATCAAGTGGAGTTTCTATTTATGTTTCAGATATATCTAAAACTGGTCCATGGACAATTTGTACAAATGGATCTTCTATACCAGGATTTTCACAAGGATCTAACTTTTCCTCAAAAAAGATTTTATACTTCAAGATAGCATTTGAATCGTTAGATCCTGCTATTTACATGCCAGAGCTATATTATTTAAATCTTTATTTTTATACTCAGAAAAAATTATTTGCTCATAATGGCGGGAACACAATAGAAACATCACAGCCAATAAGCGGGTCAACATGGGATATTGATATATCAAGCAATAGTTATCCAGTAAGATATAGAAATTATAACAATGGAATAAGGCCAAAATCATCCGCCTTCTTTGTTAATTTAAAAGAAGATGTAAAAAGCTTAGAAATGATATTTACTCCAAAATCACTATCCAGCGGGTTCCTGATATACAATAAAACTGAGTCGGTTGAAACTACACTTTCATGGTTAGCAAATGGAACAATATCTAAGTCGAACATAAGCACCTTATATATAAATGGCCAGGATGCGTCTTCGGCAACAAACATATCCTCTTACCTATATGTAGACGAGCCAAACTATATATTTATAACTACTACATCTTTAATTTCTGGAGAACTATGGTTAAATGGCAAGCAGCTTCTTGGAGCCAGGTCTGGGGTTTTAGACGATAATTTATATCAAAATATAGCTACATATTCAAGCCCCCTAATTAATCCAGAAGAGCACTATGATCTTTACATTGGCAAGGCTTCTGCAGTAGGGCAAGATTCGTCAATAACAGTGACAGAAGAGTCAGTGTCAACCTATTCCAGAGACAGAATTGTGTTCCAGGTTCTGTAGTTTTGTCAGATTGAGTGACAAAAAGCTGGACTTGTAGACATAAAGATGGTAAAATAATTAACTATGGACATAAAAAGAATTAATGCTCAAATGAAATCTGGGGAGACTAGGCTAGGAGTCTATGTCTGGGAAATGCCAGATGGCAGATGGGTCGGAGATGAAGACAACAACTTCTTATCTATATCGTCTATGATTGGCAATAAAGAAAGAATTGCTTTGCTTGCTTCAGCTGTAGCACACTATGGAATCGATGTTGGGCAACCCAAGTTTATTGAGGGAAGCAGACAAATCGATGATGAAGAGTTTGAGTATCAAAAACAAAGATTGAGGTGGGGTCTTACTCCAGATCCTTTGGATATTGGAGTCCATAAAGAAGAGATGGCTAAACTGAATGGTGGCAAAAAATGATTGAGAACGAAGACGAGATGTCTATCAATAATATAGAAGTTTCTAATGTGGCAGACTGGATGAGATTTAATAGTCCAACTACTCAAAAATCAGACGACCTATTTGATATAGAAGGCGAAGATATTTTAAAGCTTTCAGGATTAGGCGCCTCATTTAGAAGAAAAGTTTCTAGAGATCTTCAAAAATCTTTTGTTGGCAAAGACGGTGCAGTAAGCCAGCAGCTACAACATCAGCAAGCAGTTAGCGGATATGCAACATTCGATCTAATTCAGCCAGAATATAACCTAGACTATCTATCAACAATTTATGAAATTTCTCCATATAACTATGCAGCTATAAATGCAAAAGTTGCAAATATTGTAGGACTAGGATTTGATTTTATTGAATCAAAAAAGACAACCGATGCTTTAGATGAAATTAATGATGAAAAGCAATTGGAAAGAGCACGTAAAAAGCTAAATAGAATTAAACAAGACCTACATAGGTGGCTAGAAGATTGCAATGAAGATGAAACTTTTAAAGAAACCCTTATTAAGTTCTACACTGACATAGAAGCTACTGGTAATGGCTATCTGGAGGTCGGTAGAACGACAACTGGAAAGATTGGGTACATAGGTCATGTACCTTCAAAGACAATGCGTGTAAGACGCCTTAGAGACGGTTTTATACAGCTTCTTTATGGCAAGGCAGTATACTTTAGAAACTTTGGGGATACAGAAACAGTAAACCCTATAGCAGGGCAAGAAGACAGACCTAATGAAATTATTCATCTAAAGAAGTACACTCCAAAGAATAATTATTATGGAATCCCAGATATTATTGCTGCACAAAATGCAATGGCTGGAAATGAATTTGCTGGTAAGTATAACCTAGATTATTTTGAAAACAAAGCAGTCCCAAGATATATTATTACAGTTAAGGGAGCAAAACTCTCTGCAGAGTCAGAGCGTAAACTGCTTGAATTTTTCCAGGTAGGATTAAAGGGTAAAAACCATAGATCTTTATATATACCCCTTCCACCAGACTCCCCAGACTCAAAAACTGAATTTAAAATGGAGCCAATTGAAGCTGGCTCACAAGAGTCCTCATTTAACGTTTATCGTCAATCAAATAGAGACGAAATTTTAATGGCACATAGAGTTCCAATTAATAAAATTGGTACGCCAGCTGGTATTAATTTGGCTGCCGCTAGAGATGCAGATAAGACATTTAAAGAGCAGGTTTGCCGCCCAGCACAAGAAAACTTAGAAAAGAAATTAAATAAAATAATTCAAGAAATGACTGATGCCCTAGAACTTAAGTTCAATGAATTGAGTTTGACTGATGCGGATACTCAGTCAAAAATAGATGAAAGATATCTTAGATTCCAGGTAATTACTCCAAATGAAATTAGAGTTAGAATGGGAATGGTGCCACGAGAAGGTGGCGATGTTCCAGTAGACCTTGCAGCCCAGGCAGCCGAAATTAAGGCTCAGGCAACCCAAAGCAGAACCCGTGACCAAGAAAGATCAGCAAATTCCCCAGATAAATCTGGGGAGGGCAGAAATGCAAAGGGAGATGGAAGACAAGTCAACTAGTCCTACTCAACTAGTTATTTGCCTTTTGATACAACAATCTCTATAATATATAACATATGATCATAGAAAAGTCACATTGGTCCTCTAATGGAAATGCTATTAATTTATCAGTTCCATTTACAAAGGTCAATAGAGAAAAAAGAACAGTCTCAGGATTCGCTACACTAGATAACCTGGATCAGACTGGTGATGTCGTCACACAAGAAGCTAGCATGAAAGCGTTTGAAAGCTTTAGAGGTAACCTAAGAGAAATGCATCAACCTCTTGCAGTCGGTAAGGTTGCATCATTTCGTCCAGAAACTTTCTATGATCCAACAACAAAAGAATTTTACAACGGAGTTTACGTTGACGCATACATTTCAAAAGGCGCACAAGACACTTGGGAGAAAGTTCTAGATGGAACTCTAACTGGATTTTCAATCGGCGGAAAGATTCTAGAATCAGATAACGAAGTAAACAAATCAACTGGAGCATCTGTAAGATTTATTAAAGATTATGCACTAGTAGAACTATCAATCGTTGATTCACCAGCAAATGAACTATGTAACATTTTATCTATTGAAAAAGTAAACGGACAAATGATTTTTAAAGGCATCGCAGCGGATGTCAAAATGGAAAATATTTTTTATTGTGCAGATAGCGATTCTGTTTTTATGTCAACAGAATCAGAATACTTGTCTCCAGTTACTGGAAAGAAAACAGAACTTATTGGATGGGTTGAATCTAACGACGTAAACAAAGCAAAAGAAATAGAGAAGATTCTTGATTCACGTAGATCAAGATTGCAAACATTGCCTGACAACACAAATATAAATATGGCAATTGCAGAAGGAGGAAATGAAGTGGAAAAGCTTAATGTAACAGAAGCAACTCCAGTAGTAG